CCGCCACTATAGCCGCCACTGTTTACGGCTGGACTTGGCTTTTGATTTACCGGATTAACAGAAACGTTTGGATAGCTTGTTGCCGGCTGTGTTGCCGTGCCTTTATTAGTCCCCTGGTTTGTGTTGCCGGTTCCGGTTCCGTCGCCGGATCCATTGTCATTGCCGCCACAATTGCCCAGGACAAAACATTGATATGCTTTCCAACCAAAATAAGCAATAGCGATAAGTATTGCAATATTAACCGGATCAATATTTACACCTGTTACTTTCTTAGGCATTTATAACATACTTAAGAGTGATTGAATTTTGTTTTGATCCATTGCAACCAACTTGCGCAAATGCTCGGTTGTTATTCCTTTATTCATCAATTGTTGCAATAGTTGCAAATCTTCCTGGGTGACGGTGCCGGCAATTGCACCGGGTTTATTTTTATTCAATATATTACCTAACAATCCCATGATCATTGTTTGCACTTCCGGCTTTTCAATAAAACCCATCAACCCGGTTGCTTTATCTTCTTCCTCATCTTCCAACTCTGCGGCATTTAATTTTGAAAGAATTGCTTTATTTGTTTCCTGCATTTCTCGCATCAAACTATAAACCGGGGCTTCAAGCCTGGGATCCGATCCGATCCCTTTGAAAATACTATCCGGCCCATTTGCCGGGCGAAAATTTAGACTTGCGTAATACGGTGTATTATTAGTTATGATAACATCATTTGCGACCTTGGGCACCGGATGCAAACGGATCATAAATATATCATTTACGCCGTTCGTTTCAAATGCTGTGAGATCTTCCTCTAATTTTTGCCTGGCTTCATCTGCATCCTCTTTATTCCAGGAAAACATTAATTGTTTCCCCACCCATACTGAATAATAAGGGCTATCGCTATTGCGATCATACCATTGCATAACACCCTCGGTGCCTATCACATAAGCCTTTGCCATACAAAAAAAATTTAACTGTTATTCGTTGCCGTACTCATATCATTGTCTTGCGGCCCGAAATTATAATACACACCAAATGCAAATACAACATTTGTTGTACCCATTGCAGTAAACATTGTGACGAATGATTTAACCCAGGAAACAATCATTGTATTGATCCGGGGCAATTCAAACACATACGGACTTGTGCCGTCATTCACCTGATTTAACCTTGCAAGCGGAATATTATAAACAAGTTGCAAATCTCCCTGGTACAAAACCAAAAATGATTTTTTAATATCCGTTAATGCTGCAAGTGTAGATCCTGTCAATGGTGAACAACCCAAAGTTGCCGCATCATACACCTCAACCGTTGTGATCCTGGCATTGCGCAAATTGGGAAGATCTGGAAAATAGAAACGTGTTAATGTTGATCCGCTTGGGACTGATATTTCAACCGCTTCATATCGCTGAATATTAACCATGATTTTATTTTTATTGCATGAAAAAAAATCCGGTTATTCTCCCGACCGGTGGGCGGTATATCATTCGCTAAATAAAAGCAAACGACAATTATTTTACTGATGTACAGTTTTGTGCTAAAATGCCATACCATTTCAAACTAACATAAGTATTGCTATCCACGGCACTTGGTGCAGCCGGGAAAACATACGATGCCTGAATATTGCTTGCACCGTTTAATACTATGTTTGGTTCAATTACCTGGAAAGCATTTAATCCCATATCAACCTGATCGATTGCAAACTGTGCCGGACTTGTTGGGGATGCAACATTAAAGTTTGCATTTTGCTGTTGTTGTGGAACAAAGTAATGATCCTGCAAACTCAATTTTGGTAAAATGTTTTGGTTATTCACCTGGATCGTTAAATATCCATTATAAACATTATACAATTGCGCTGCACCGGTAGGAAATGCCGTAAGGTTTGGATAAGTGTAAAACTTTGCTGCACCGTTTGTTGATGATCCGCTAACCAATGTTAATTGAATAGCGCAAACAACAAACAAATCCTGCAATGTTAATCTCGCTTCCCTAACAGTAGGGGTGCCGTTTACATTATCATTAATCAACACCGGCACATGGTAAGATGCTGCCGTTGTTGTCAATAAAACTTCTGAACGCAAAAAAGATGGGGTTAATACGGCATGACTTGCATCATAGCCTAGACCCTGAATAAGTGTTTTTGCATTTTCAAAAACAACTCTTTGCCCTATTTGAGTGGGTGCCATAATTTTTTTTATTTAATGTTTTGATATATTTTTTGTTTTGATAATTTCAATTGTGATTGAATGATGCAATTACATCATAGCCTCCATTGCTGCGGCTGTCCTGGTATCTCCTACCCCGGCAACCAATGCACCGGATCTTGTTTGGTATGCACCCAAACGTTTTACCGGCATATTTGAATAATTCCCGGCAACCATAGGCACCCCGGCGATCAATCCGGCATCTTGTGCTATGTTCAATGCACCGGCGGCAACCATGCCCATGCCCAATGCAGATCCCATTGTGCCTTTCATCATTGCCGGCACCATTACACCTATTGCCAATACCGCAGCATCTCCAATATAATCAGATCCGCCGGTACTACTACCCTTTCCTACCGCTGTATTGATTGTGTTAATTAAAAATTCTCCGGCAATTGCACCCACGGATACATAAACCGCAGTTTCAATATTGCCACCGATGCCGGACATTTTGCGTCTGCGTGTTTTGTGGTGGTGGACTTTTCTTTTTGTTGCCATTTGATTTTTGTTTTTAATGAATGAAAAGAAGATTAATATTTTCTAATAAGTTTTTTCAACTCCGTATGTTTTTTGCGGATCGTTGCACCAATTGCGCCTTTATGTTTTTTCATCAATTGTTTTTTCTGCATTGCCTCTAAATGCTTAATATCTTTCTCCACTTTATTTATTTGTTTCATTACTGCACTTTCACTCGGTTTTTTTACACCGCTAACTTTTCGCTTTGCTGTTTTTCTTTTTGTTGGCATTGCTTTAGATTTTTTATGAATAGATTTTTTTGGGGTTTTTGCTTTATGCTTTTTATTATATTTTTCTGATGCCATTGCAATTGCATCTTTCCAGGATGTGTTTTTGTGTTTGCGCTGAATTGCTTTTGCTTCTTTTATTATTTGCTGTAATGCCGTCATCTTTTTTTGCTTAATAATTTATATAATAAAAATCCACCGCCGCCAAATAATAAAATGGTGGTAAGGTTTAAACCTTGCCCACCATTTGCCGGAATTGATATACTATTATTTGAAACAGGGGGTAAATATTGCGGCGCACTTGCGTATTGTTTTTGAAAAGTCGTTAATTGTATAAGTCCCGTATTTCCTGCAGCTAATACACCCTGTTTTGAAATCATTCCATTCATAATAAATGTAGAGGGAGCCGGACTGCTCGCAGAAAATCTGCAGTTTAAAATATTAGGATCTTGTTTATGCGGGGTTGCTTTATACATGATCGCCCATTGATCATCCCATGCCTGGCAAATATCCTCGCTAACAGATCCTGAAGTAAACATATTGGGGAATAATTGCAATGCCTGAACAAATCTTCCCTCCTGGCTATCAGGATTGCCACCGGTATAAGCCGGCAATGTTTGTATGTAATCTAAATATGTTATCGCTTTTACATTATCACTGTATTGAGTTAATGTAGATTGCCAATGACCTGCGTCTGTACCATGAGCATTTGCAATCGCTGTCATTACACCTTGAATGATCGAAGATCCGGCAGCAAGAAAATTGCCGGTTGCAAGATCAACCGCTGCATTTGCTGCATCCGTGCCGTAACTCGCAACCTCGTTTGATCCGATCCCGGACATTGCAACCAATGCACCTACCCTACCCAAAGTATAAGAAGATTTAATTTTTCGATCCATAAAATAAAATGGATATTTTTTCTCGTTGTAATTATTTAATACCGGATCAATCCAAATTTCTTTTTGATCTGTTTTAATAACTGAAAAAACGTGCTGATAACTTTTATCGAAAAGATCATAAGATGCAAAGCGATAATACACATCGAAATTTTCATTTGTATTTCTTTTGATCGCATCCATCACACCATTTGCAAATAAAGAATAGCTTTTGCAATCTGACGGTGTACATAAAATACCGGATGGACTTTTCAAATATTGTGTATTCTCACTTTCGATATAATACGGCACATTGTTTTTTAAAAAATGCCATACTTTTTTTGTGGATTGTTCTATTGTATCGCAAAGAAAATATTGATATATTTTATCGTATTCACTTTTATATTGATCGTGTGTGTGTAAGATGCCCCGGATAATATCTTTTGTGTCTTGATTATATATCAAAACTTGCGTTTGCCCTTTAAACGTGTTTAATTTTCCTAAGATGTAATTGGCATCCATTGTGTTGGTTTGGCTTTACTAATGTAGTATTTTTTTTTATAACTGCAAAATTTGCCAAAAAATAACCGGATCCCCTGAACTTGCGAACGCAAGTTAAGAAATCCGGTTAAACACATCAAAAAGCCTTATTAATTAGGCATTTGAATGATCTTATTACCGTTTTTTTGATCTGATTTTTCCCAATAATCTAAGCATTGCCGCATTGTTGCAATCATCATATCCTTTCCTATCTTTTGTTCTGCAAATACATCAATCCCGGTTAACGGATTGATGCCAAACATGAAAGCCGGGATCGAATTATTTTTTAAACAAAGTTTTTTCCAGGCTTCAAATGTTTGATCTACTAAGATCTCGTGATGTGTTTTCATTTTTCAGATTTTTTGAATAGTTCTAACTGTTTGTTCTCATACTTTATTACTTCGTTTCGCAAGATAAATTGAATGTACTTTTTTAATGTTGTATATCCTTTATCTTTTGCAATTGATTTTAAGATCTTGTATTGCTTCAAGTCATCATAATCAATTAACCGGCGAACGGTTTTATTCGCTTTCTTTTTTTGTTTGTTTGACATTTGATATATTTTTAAATTTCTAAATAATCATTTTCTGCAATCCAAAATATTTCATATATCCGATCCTTACCAATCATAATTTCAGTTTCAAACTCATTAATCGATAAGAATTTTTTACAAAAAAAAGAATATCCGGTTAATCCGTAATTGTTTAAAATTTCAATTGCGACATTATACAATTTCTCTTCATTCGGATCTTGAAATCTTACAAATTTATTTTCGTTATTCATTATCATTTTCTTTTGGTGAATTTAATAAAGTTACTTGGTTACATATCAAATTGAAATGTACGTCCAACTCATTTTTATCTTTCACAAACGGTTTAACGGATGGCAAGCCGGTGCAATGTATCAATGTACCTTTTTTGATATACTCATGCAATTTGCTTTCACTCCAAAAAGCGCAAGAGATCCATTGCGCAATTTCTTGTTTCTCGTCACCCTTTTTGAGATTCCTGGTGTGACATACTGAAAAATTAATTACTTGCTTTCCGTTTACAAAGTTTGTTGTTGCATCTGCACCAACATAACCGATAATTGTTAATTCTAAATACATGGTTTTTTTGTTTTTAATTGTGATTTAATATATCAAAATTAGAAAAAAGAATTGATATACAAAAATAATTTTGATATATTTTTGATATACAATAAGTTAGAAAAGCGGGTTAATTGAGATTTAACCGGGATTGCGTTAATTGATGGCTTAAATATTTGCGGTTGCTTAAATGATCCCCTACCGTCATTTCACCGCAATAAATTTGATACATCGGGAATTTTTTGTTAAACCATTCATGCAGATCAAATTTTATTAGTTCATCCTGGATGTATTCATATAACCCGGATGCTTTGATTGCATCCCCGGCAAGATCATAAGCGGTTGCATCTTCAAATGTTCGTTTGATGTGTGCTTTTATATAATTATTTGCTTGCTTCTTTTCACATAATCTTTTACTCACAATTGCGGTTTGTTCAATATCCAATATGTTTATTTTTTCCATCCTGGAAAACCGAACACCGGCGCAAAAAATTGCAGCGTTAAAATGTTTTTTATATAAGTATTTGAAATTTCTTTCAACATTTTTGATATACGAAATATCGCAATGACTTTCCTGTACTTCACCGCTTTCATTATCAAACAAGTTTAATAAATTTTTCTTTTCTGAAAACTCAAGCCTGTACGTTTCGTGATCCTTGTCAAATGCAGCAGCAGCCCACAATTCCCGGATGTGCCTCTTATCTCCTTTCGTTCTCATTTCAAGTGATTTATTATACATTGTTATACTGCATCCGCTTTCACGTTTTCCAAATTTAATGCCGGTAATATCTTTAGTTCTATGGAAAACCTGCATTGATTTTCCTTTCATCACATATTTTTTTGATGAAAATTTTAATAGCATATCCTGGATCATTTCACCTGTTGCGATCTTTTGAAAATCACAACAAGTATCTATCCGGGTGTAATTCTTAAAGGTTAATTTGAGATCCTGCAAAAGATCATTTATAAATTGATCCGGGCTTTCCTGATAACAATACCGGTTTTCTAATTTGATCTTCACAATATTTTGATTTATAAAATGCACCCTCGGTTTGATCTCCAGGGATGCACATTTGATCCACTCCCCGGATCCTGCCGGCAAATGGAAGATCTCCGCCATTTCAATAAAGTATTGTGTGCCGTGATCCATAAATTTCACCTGGAAACGATCAGATGCTAAGAAATCGGTTTTGTCCGGGTTTTGGATCGCTGTAAACTCGATCCAATCAAAAGCCACGGTAACCTTATTTTTGCCAAAAAATTGGGTTTTGGCAAAAATACTCCCCTGATAGTCAGGGGTAATTTTTTGATTTTCGGGGATCCGTGCAATTTGAGTGGGGAAATTTTCGTTATTTTGTTGCATATTCAAGATGGATTTGAATTGTGATTTAATCGCCTGGTAATTCATTACCGGGCTTTTTCACGTTTAAGATAGTAGCGAAATGGATTTTTTTCCAGGATCGCTGCGTATCCGTTGATAATTATGTTTTGATTGCAATAGGTGGGCGTTCTCTAAAAATTGAAAATTTGCGTATATACTTGCCCAAAATTTAAAGATCTTTTTATTTTCGATTAAGAGCAAACCCGGACTTTTAAGATCCGGGGATGCCTTATTAATCGTTTGCGCTTATCACTCGGTGACTTGCGACCTGGATCCGGGTTGCATCCCTGCATTGCCCGAACAAGTTTTAACCGTGCCGCCTGGATCCGTCATGCTTATTTTCGGGATCCTTTGCGTTGTTCGGTTTATTGATGTGTAAGATCTCTTTTGCTTTATCCGGGATCTTATTAGATCCGGGCTTTGGTTTAACGGTTTTTTCTGTTTGCATAGTATATAATATATATCATTTTTTTTCTGATAATGCAAACAATACTAAAAAGATCCCGGACAATAATAGGATCCCACCATAACCATTTGCACCCTGCACAACTGATAACACCGGTAAATTGATCATTGCAATTGCTGCCGGTATATCATTCACATCAATCATTGCGGTTGCTTGTTGCCCTATTTCTTGCGGCAACATTGCCACCATTAAATTATTTAATGTTTGTGCATCCAATGTGATCTGATCTCCCGGATCCACTCCCATTGCCGTTGCAACACTTGCGGCATAAGTCACCGGATCATTGCCATCCGCAACCGGTGCCCACCTTGCAACAATATCATTGATCGTATTTAAACCATAAGTATTTTGATAACGCAATAATTCAATTGCAGCAGCCCGGAAACCAAAAATCGTATCTGTAAAAATTGCTTCCGATCCATCAATACCGGTTTCACCTTTCCACCCGGCAGCATTTATATTTAAAGGATTGTTATTTCTTAATCCCTTTGAAAATTGCGAACCTGGTATGTTGCGAAAATCTGCCATTTATTATTTTTTCATAGTTTCTTTAAAAGAACTAATAACTATATATATAAACGGAAAAATAATTGAAAAAATAATGTATATCATTTTGCTGCGTTTGTCATGTCATCGTGAAAATCAATGAAACATTGATTAATAAAACTCCATTTGATTTTTGCTTCGCACTCCTGGATAACATTAAATTCTGCATCTTCAAATTGAATTTCTTTTTGGTTTGCTTTTATTGCATCCAACTTTGTAAGGATCTTAACCCTTACTGCCATATCAACCGGACTTATGCCCTCTCCCACATTATTTAAGATATGTTTAATAAAATACTTTGTATCAAAATCTTTTAAGATTTCTCCGTCACGTAATGGGATGCTAACATTTTTCCAGGATCTAAGTTTAAGTGATTTCATTATTGATATATTTTTAATATTGTTGTACCCATTTACTTGCACCGTCAGCAACAAATCCACATTGCCCACCGGCGGCAAGTGTGTAAGTTGTTGATGTAGTTGATGTGCCTAATGCAATTAAGTTATCGGATCCGGCACGACTAATTGTTACACTATTACTACTTAAATTTTTGAAAAACAATTGTTGATTTGTTCCTGATGCTGCCGGCAGCGTTAATGTTTGCCCGGCAGATCCGCCGGATCCGTACACAATTAAATAACCCGCAGTTATTGTTTGCGAAGATGTATAAGTATAACCGGCAACCGATAAGGTTGAAAAAAAAGCAGTTAATGCAGTAATATTATTTGCAAATGTTGCTTGACCTGTTGAAGTAACAGAAGCAACTGATGTCCCCGATGAATTTATAAATGCTAAATTATCACTACCATCTAATCCTATATTAAATTTCTCAACATCATTTCTTTGAATAGTAAAACCCTTTAATGTTGATGCGCCTGCTAAAATATCTGCCGTTATAACATTTCCACCGCCTTTCGATAGTACTGTTGAACTAAAACTTGCAGATGTTCCACTTAATGCACTTCCTAATACGATTGACTTACCAGAAGGTGCAGCAATATAAAATGCATAAGAACTACCGCTTAAACTTCCACCTGAATTATCTCCGCCTATTGTATATGTTCCACCATTGTTGACAAATGTTTGATAAGCTGCGCCACCTGCTCCACCTGTACTTATGGTAAGTACATTATTTACATTAGTTAAAGTTCCCCCACTCAAAGGCAAATAAGTCGATGCCGCCGCCGCTGTTGTTAAGTAGGTACTATTATCATAACTGATTGTTGTGCCGGATGCTTTAACAAACCCGGTGCCATTGATCTGCGCTTGCTTACCGTTAAATGTATTCCAATCGCTTGCCGTTAAATAACCGGCTTGTGATGTGTTTGCAACCTGGATCGCAAATGCACCGGTGCCGCTGTTATAACTTAATGGTGAAGATGCAGAAAGAGCAGTTAATGAGATCCCACCTAAACCGGCAAGAGTATAAGCCGGCACATTCAATGTATTTGATATGAATGATGCCGCACCGCTTGCCCCGGTTGTTGTTAATGTGATCGTTGATTGCTTACTGTTAAATGTATTCCAATCACTTTGCGATAAATAACCGGCTTGTGATGTGTTCGCAACCTGGATCGCAAATGCACCGGTTGCATTATTATAACTTAATGGTGAAGATGCAGAAAATGCAGTTAATGTAACATAGGTACTATTATCATAACTAATTGTTGTGCCGGATGCTTTCACAAATCCGGTGCCGTTGATCTGCGCTTGCTTACCGTTAAATGTATTCCAATCCGTTGCCGTTAAATAACCGGCTTGTGATGTGTTCGCAACCTGGATCGCAAATGCACCGGTGCCGCTGTTATAACTTAATGGTGAAGATGCAGAAAGAGCTGTTAATGAGATCCCACCTAAACCGGCAAGTGTATAAGCCGGCACATTCAATGTATTTGATGTGAAAGTTGCCGCACCGCTTGCCCCGGTTGTTGTTAATGTGATTAATGGTTGATAGGCTGCACTTGCTGCCGCCGTTGTTAAGTATGTACTATTATCATAGCTAATTGTGCCGCCGCTGATCTTTACAAACCCGGTGCCGTTTGTTGTGCTTAATACACCGGATCCGTTATTAATAACAATCCCGGCAGAAGATAAACCCGATAATGTAATGCCGGCAAATGTAGGGCTTGCACCTGAATTGATATTTTGCGGTAATGATAAAACAATTGCACCGGTTGCAGCGGATGCAATTACCTGGTTTGCTGTACCTGTTATACTTGTTACACCGGATCCGCCGGAAGATCCGGCAATTTGCACCCAACTTGATCCGTTGTCACGATATAAATTATTTGTATCTGTTGAAACAAACAAACGACCGGTATAACCGGCAGCCGGTATATTGCCGAAAAGATCCTGGTACAATGCCGGGGATCCTTTTTGGTTTAATACATCCGTTGTTATGCCTAATTTTCCCATTAATCTACATTGATATATCTTTTCCTAATTACAACAACATTGTTGCCGCTTGTTGCTGCCGTACCGAAATTTAATAAAAATCTTTGTTTTGTATATTCACCGGCGTTTCCGTCAATTGTCAATTGTTGTGTTTGCAATAATATTACGCTTTCGATCTGCACCTGGTTTACACCATAATTAATAAACGTAATACTATTGCAATCTGTATCAACATACTTATTTGTGCTTACTTGTTGAAAGTCGCACTCATAACGTATTAATTTGATCTCTCCTTTTTTCATGTCATTCATATAGTGTTTGGCACATTGCCTAATTTATAGCGAATGATAAAATCCGATTGATTAATTGATATATTTTTTTTATCAATGTAAAGCGGTGCCAATGTATTGCCCGGTGCCATTAATCCATTATCTGTGAATTGCGCACCGCCGGATTGATCCGGGATCATTGCACCCGGAAGATCCGCAACATTTGATTTTTTCTTATGTTCATGCCATAAGTAAAATCCAAATGCAACAATTGCAATCAATGCCACTTTCTTTTTTGTATCTTCTTTCATCAGATAATGTTTTTCTTATTTACTCCATACATCCCGCTATTGCTTATGTCTTGCCCGTACATATCAACGTCCCCGCTGTTTTGCGGTGGGTTAATGATCGTTTGCAATAGACTTGTGCCGGCACTAATTAATTGCCCGGTTTGTTGCGATTGCAAATTATTTGCTGCAGATTGTTGTTGCGCCAATCTCAATGCAAGCGCTTGCGCCGCTTGTTGTTGTGCTAATGTTTGCGCACTTGCTGCCGGTGGCTTCATAAATAAATAATATGCAGCTAAACCAACTCCGCCCAATATCAAAATTGTTTTCGTATTCATGTTTATTTTTTTTCTGATAATTAATTTAAACGTACAACATCATAAAAATTTACATAACCAACTTCAGTATCATTGATATCTGGATTGTTATACAATACAGCATATTGATCAGAAACATTAGTTACTTCCATGCCTAAATTTGCAGTATCAAACACATACACCGGATGTCCCATTAGATCATAAACAGTCGTACCGATCCGGCTGTACACTTGAGGTACCGAAGGATCACTTGTAAACTCAATATATACTGCAGTTCCTTTTGCGAAAGGTGTTTGATCACTCAATATTATACCGCCGCCGCCACTATAGCCGCCACTGTTTACGGCTGGACTTGGCTTTTGATTTACCGGATTAACA